ATCATCCCGGCGATGCCCTGCAGCGGATCGGCAATGGTGGTCGGCTGCAGCGCCGCCGCCTTGGCATCCAAGGCAGCCTTCTGCCGTGCCTCCAGCGCCTTGATGGTCAGCGCCTTGTTGGCGTCGCGATAACCGCCGGAGGTGGTTTGGAAGATGTTGGCCATTAGACCCAGAGCTTTCCAGAGTTGAGGCGTTGTAGCGCCATCGCCAGCTGCTGCCGCTGGGCGTCGGCGACCTGTGGGTTCACCAGCTGCCCCGCCTCGCTGAAGGTCGGCGACGCCGTCGGCGGCGCGGCGCGGGCGAGCGGCTGCTGGCGGCCACCGCTGCCGGCACCGGCCACCGAACCGAGGCTGTCGGCCATGCCGGCAATGGCGGTGTCGATCTTGTTTTCCGGCTTGGTCTTGTCGGCGCCGGCGACCGGCGTCCCGGCAGCCGCCGGAGCTCCCGCAGGGGTCTTCTGGTCGGGGTAAGGAGCACCCTCGACCGGCTTGCCGAGACTGTTCAAATACTTGTCGATGTAGCTGGCCCCGGAGGTGCCCAACGCATCCTTGGCCTGCGGGGCATCGGGCCGTCCGGTGAACCACATCGACGCGGCACCGGCTTCGCCGTGCTTGGCGACGTAGTCGCCGAACTTCTTGTCGAACACCGCATCCTGCGCCTTGGGATCAGCAAGAAACTCCTGCGGCGTCATCTCGCGGCCGAGCACCTCCTTGGTCCACGCCGGGATGTTGGCGCCCATCACCTGATAGCGGCCGTAGGCGCGGTCTTTAACGCCGGGACCAGCACCGCCACGACGGGCGATCTCAGGCCCCAGGGCGGCATAATCACCAGAACCGGCGCTCTCGATGGCGGCGATGGCGTTGCGGCGCTGCTCTGGCGTGTAGTCGGTGCGGTTCTTGGGCATCGCCGGCCCCTGTTGCAGGCCGCCACCAGCCTGCAGGTTCCATAGCTTGGCCTGGTCTGGCGTCAGTCCGCCGGCCCAGGAGCCGCCGCCCATCGGCGTTTCGGCGCCGCCGAGATCGAAATGCATCAAATCCAAGGCGCCGTACTTGCCGGCGGGACCGGAGAAATAGCCGCCCCATCTGAGCTGTTTCTGCAATTCAGGGTCGGCAGCACCATAGGCGGTGTTGGCGAACTGCTGGTAGGCGGCGAAGCTTTTCGGATCTTGGTAGTTCTTCAGCGCCTCCCCGGTGGCACGATCGAATAGCTCGACGTCGAGGGCGGAGCCCTTTGGGTGGTAGCCTTGGCCACCCCGGCCGCCGGCGGGGCGGTAACCAGAGACCAACCGCATCCCATAGGGCTTGTAGCCCTCTCCCACCTGATTGAGCAGGTTGACCAGGCGAGGGTCGACGCCGTCGAGGATAGGGCTTCTTGCCATCAGTGAAGCCCCGTGCCTCTCGCCCGGCCGCTTGACGAGGAGTAGCCGGCACTCGCCGCACGGCCGCCGGCAGTGCCGCCGTTGCCTTGGTTGTTGTAGTAGGCGCTGCTGGCTGCCGGGGTCATCGTCTTGGCCAGCGTGGTCCGCGTCGGCGCCGTCGGCAGCACGCCCACCGTAGGAATGGCGGGACCGCCGCTGCCCATGCCGTAATTGATGGTCGTCGTCGGCACCCCGAGATGGGTCGGGGCAACGCCGTTGCCGCCTTCGACGGCGGCGGACGCCTCATTGACGATGTTGCCGGCGTCCATGCCGTAGGTGCCGGTCCCAGTCGTCGTCGGCGCCCGCCACGCCGCCAGGTCGGCTTGGTACTTCTGGTTGGCGGCGTCCTGGGTCATGTTCTGACCGCCGTAGCTGTAATTCTGCTGGGCGCTGGTGCCGATGGCGCCGGAGCCGCTTTTCTTTGGTTTGCTGCCCACCGCCGCCTCCTATACGCCGCCGAACGAGAACATGCCGAGCGCCGACTTGCCGATGCCGAACAGGCCGTTGAGCATGTTCTGGTAGTTGGCGCTGTCTTGGCCGTATTTGGTCTGGATCGCCCCGGCGATGTCGAAGGGATTGACCTGGCTGCCCTGGAAGCCGGCCGCCTGCGGCACTGTTGCAGGCGCATTCCCGGCGAGCACCGACAGCTCATTCAAGATCTGATTGCGCAGCCCGGTCTTCTCGCCCCACTGCGATTGTCTGAGCGCATTGGCCTGGTCGGCCCAGGTGTTCTTGTTGAGCCACCCTTGCTGGGTGACCTTGTTCGACGCGTCGGCGACGTTGCGGGCTTCGCCAGCCTGCTGGCGGCTTTCTTGACCTGAAGCCAAATAGGCCTGACGAGCGGCTTCGGTCATCACGTCGCCGCGCGCCTGGTCGGTGGCGTAGGCCATCTTCGAGCCAGGAGCGCCCATGCCGCGCGCCGCCAGCTGCACGTCTTGGTTCTCCCAGGTCGGCTGCGCGCCACGCCGGGTCGACGCCATGATGGCGTCTTCGATCGCCTGCCGATCGGTGCCTTGGTAGTTGGCTTGAGTTAGGTCGGGCGCCTTCTCATACTGCTGCCAATTGACCATGCCGGAGGTGTCGATCGGCCGACCGAGGATATCCTTGGCCATGCCGAGCTGTTGATTGGCGAGCTTGCCGAAACCCAGCTTGGCGTTGTTCTCCTGATCGAAGATCGCCTGCTGGGCGGGAGACAACGTCGTCTTCTGGTTCCACTGGGTGCCGTAGCCGGTGATGTTGCCTTTGGCGTCGTAGATCGGGATCTGCTGGCCAGGCGAATTGGTGACGTCGCCATAGGGCGTCGACTGATTGGCATTCGAGCCAATGGTATTGTACTGGCTGGTCCAGGTGTTCTCCTGACGCTGCGCGTCGGCCTGCTTGTAGGGGTCTGGTGCCTTGGGTTTCGAGCCCATCACTGCATCCTTTCGACCGTATCGTGGGTCTGCTGGACGACCCGAAAGCGGAATGGCGTGCCCCTCAGATACGGACAGTCTTCCGGCAGCAGCCCCCAGACGCGGGCGTCCTGGTGGTGGTCGTAGCCGCGCCTCAAATAGCCTTCCGGCTTGAACCCCATCCGCCACACTTGGCTGTTGGCGGAGAGGTTGTCGGGCTCGACCAAGGCGGTGATCCGCGCCGCACGGGAAAATACAGTTCTGTAAAGAGCGGTGATCAGCTGTCGCGACAGCCCCTTGGGGTTGGCGACGGCGAGACTGAAGTGGGCGTCATGCGGGCTTTTGAACTCGAACACGATGACTACTGCCGGTGCCTGACCGTCGAACACCGTGCAGCAGAACCATTCATCGGCATCACTGAAATCGACGCGGCTGTAGTCGGTGCCGGTCATCCACGAGAGGAACTCGCGGGCAGGTCCGTTGAGCGGCTTGAAGGAGACGCGGAAACGCTTCATCCGAACACCGACCCGGTGTCATAGAGGATGTCCCAACCGAGGATCGAAAAGCTGCAGTCCTGTATCCGCGCCGTCATGCGGATGGCGCCGACGCGGCCGATGGTGCCGACGCCGGTCCAATTGGTCCAATTCTTGGAGCTGTAGACCCAGTAAGTGTCGTTAGGCCCGGCGGTCGGGTCCTCCGGCCATTTGGAGACATCCCAGGTGGCGTCTTGGCTGCCGCTCGCGGTGATGTCGGGGGTGTTGAGGACCGCGGAGTTGTCGTAGTCGACCTGCACGTCGACCGCCGGCCGCGGAAAGCCATCGGTCAGAATGTACGGCAGGATCATCTTGAAGTGCTTGATCGCCGGGGTCTTGTATTGGCTCCAGGCGGTCTGCACGTCGATCCTGATCGGCTTGCCGTCGTCGCTCTGCAGATTGGGGTGCATTTGGTAGGTGTTGCCGAGGTCGTCGCCGAAATAGACATACGGCTCGATCCACCCCCAGCAGCGCGCCGGAACGTCCTGCCACTCGCTCCACGCCGGCTTGGCCATTGCCCGCACCATCTGCATGTAGCGGCCACCGCCGAGCGGGATGTTGCACATCGCCCGACCGGAGTTGGGGTTGAACTGCAGCTCCCAACCGAAATTGTCGCGGTAGAGGTAGGCGTTGCGCTGGAACCGGGTGACCACCGATTTGTCGGACGCCTCGGTGCCCTCGCGGCCCGACTTCAGCACCGTCGACATCGGCGTCAGTCCGACCGGCGACAGCAGATACAGCTCGCCGCCGTAGTTCATCACCGACCATTTCGACATCGGCGCTTCCATGCGGAAAACACCGACAAGCGAGAAATCACTGGCTGGATCGACGCCGGAATAGATCGCCACTTCGCCATTGGTGGAAAAGACGACCAATTGGTCGTCCATGCCGGCGCCGCCGTCGACGGTCCACGTCGCCATCGCCTTGATCGAGCCGCCGCGGCGGAAGATGGCGTTCATCGGCAGCACCGATAGCTCGCCGTGACGCTGCTGCAGCGGCAGGTAGTAGACGGCGAGGTTCTGTTCGTCGGCGAAGAACAACCGGTTCATGTGGCTGACGACGATCGACAAATCGGCGACCAGCAGCCAGGTGTTGCCCTTCGGCGGCTTGACGGCTTCTTGGACAAAGGAGCCCTGCTTGGTGACGCGCATCGTGCCGGTGGTCTGATCACTGCCCCAGTTGGTGGTGTCGACGCCGACCAAGGTGAAGGTGTTCGGCGTGTCGTTGACCTTGGCGATATTCTGCGAGCCGTTGGCGTTGGCGTGACCGGCGTCGGCGCCGGAGACGACTACCGCGTCGCCATTCTTGAACTTGGAAATGTCGGCGGCACCAACCGTAACGATGGCGTCGGTCGCCGGCGGCGTTCCGGTGAGCGTATTCTTGCCGAGCTTGGTGATGGTGATCGGGCCGACATCGCCGCTCTGCAGGCCGTCCCACGACCAGACGCCGTCTTGGCCGTTGACCATCACCGTGCGTTCGGTGTCGCCGAGATCCGAATGCGTCGTCCAATGCCAATCATTGGAGGTGAAGCCGGTCTTCAGCGTCAGTCCGGTTTCGGCATCGCACAGTCGGTTATTGGTCGCTGCCGCCAGCCGCTGCGGTTCGCCGTAATACGGCACCAGATGCTCGACCGGCAGGCCGCCGGGCATGGCGGCGAGCTTCTTATAGCCGGCACGAACCGTCAGCCGGTCGTCGTTCGGGTAAAGATTGGTAAGAATGGCGGCGAACTTCTGGTCTGCCTCCTGGGTCTTGGCGTCATCCATCAGGCCTTTGATCGGCGGCGAGATGTGCAGCAGCTTGGCGCGCGTCTTCTTGACCGTGACCGGTTTGTCGGGGAAGACGAATTTGTTGGGGACCAGCCTCATACGAACCGCCCATCGTCGAGGTTCAGGTCGAGCACTCGGTTATTGGCTCGCACCGCCAGCTTGTTGAGACGAACGACGAAGTCGCGCATCGCCTCGCCAAATTCGAGCCCTTTAGCTTGCAAAAACCGATATTTGAGGCCGTTGACGGCGACCCGGGCGTCGAACAAAAGACGATCATCATCAGAGGATGGCCGCGTCAGAAACTTGCCATCCTTATTGACCAGCCAGTGGCCGTCGCCCAAGAGATCTTGGTAATGCTCATCCATCAGCACGTCGTCGGCAACGGCGGATAGCAACGCAGTCATCTGGACGACGTCTTCGTCGGCCGATCCGAGCGCCTGGGCGAGCGGCGTCTGGCGGATGCCGATCTCCATCGATGCATCCGAAACGGCCTGAACAACGGAGATCAGCTCTGCCATTAGCCGGCTGCCCTCGTCCGCAAGGCTTCGATGGTCTCCTTGTTGCTGATGATGGTGCGGCGGGCATCCTCTAGGCTCTCTTCGAGGGCGCCGATGCGGCCGTCGCGAGCCCTGAGCAGCTCCTCATATTTGCCGGCTTGGCCCTGCAGTTCGATCAGCTTGGCGGCACGCTCGGCGAGCTCGCGCAATTCGGCCGGCATGTTGCCGTCCTTACGCCGCGCGGCGAGCTGCTGGACGGTGACGATGTCACGGTCGGCGAGCATCTTGAACAGTGCCTCGGTGCAGGCTGGCCACATTGCCAGCGGGTAGCCCTCGGCGAGCAGCACCCTGCGGGCGGCGTTCTCCTTCTGGAACATTTCGAAGGCGTGCTTGTGCTCTTCGAAATCCTGCGGTTCGGCTTCACGCTGCACCGACAGATAGGGCGGCCGATCGAGGCGGATGCAGATGGTCTCGTAGTAGCGCGGCAGGCCGTCGTCGGAGACGCCGTCCTGTTTCCACGAGGTGTAGAAGCGCGCCAAAGTGGGGGTGTCGGACAACTGAAATCTCCATGGAAAGGTGGAGCCCCCTGGGAGGCATGGGGGGCTCCAGCGATACAGATCAGGCGATGATGAGCCGGCCCTGCATCGAGCGGTTGCTGAGGGTCAGCGCCCCCATGAAGGCGATGTGATTGGTGATCGCATCCATGTCGGTGGAGCTGTCGGGGAGGTCGAGCTTCTCGAAATTGCGGCCTTCGTAGACCTCGAATTTCAAGTATTTGGTGTTGATGAAGTAGCCTCCGACGAGGCCGGTGGCGGCACCGTCGAACACCAGGGACGCCGACTTGTACTTGAGCGTTTCAAAGCCCAAGCCGCCGAGTTTGGCGTCAGCGTACCGCTGCTGCTCCTGCAGTCCGCCCTCGTAGGTGGCGTAGATTTCGCCGTCGACGACGACCAGGTCGGCATGTTCGGTACCACGCACCAATTTAAGCCACAAAGCGTTCATTGCGGCTTTCAGGTCGGCATACTGAAGCACACCGGTCTGCCTGGTGGCGGTCTGGAACTGGTTTTTCCAGAAAGTCCAGGTAGAGGCATCGATACCACCGACAATACCGGTGCCATCGTTGGTGATCATTGCTTTAAGACCAGCGAACGATTTCGCAACAGTACCATCGCCATAGACGGCTTTAGTAATGTTATTCTTCATCGTTGCTTCGGCGTTATCCATCTTGCCCTCGAGGAGGTTCAAGATGCGCTCGCGGCCCTTGTTCTTGGCCAGATCAGGACCGGAGAGGGTGACCGAAGCGACGGCATTGGCCGGCTCATAGTCGGCCTCGCTGATGGTTTCTTTGACAGCACGGCTGAGTAGTTCCGTGCCCATTTACCAGGCGAATGTTTCCTCCTCGTAATTCAACGGGCAGTTAATACTACGACCACCGTCAACTATACGAATTCTATTGCCTTCACGCAGTAAAGCTGTCAC